CGTCAGGCGTCACGCCGACAGCAGCCTGTAATAGTTTGATCGAGCGACCCGGACCCGCATTCACCCCCATATCAAACACCAAATAATCAATCCCGCTTGGTAGCTCGTCAGCACGAACAGCGTCCCAATACTTCTTTTTATACAACGGCTCGACATCCGCAGGGGTAAGTTTCTTCATTTGCTCATGCGTGACTTGGTGTCCAATATGCTGTTCCCAATTAAATTGGGTAACTCCAAGCATAGTGCTGCCTTTACGCCCGTCTGGTAGCTTGTTGCCAGGGTCACGCTCATCGTCTGTGAACAATCCTTCCGATGCCAACATCTGCTCAAACGCTTGTTTCCAATTGTCTTTCATCGCTTATCCTTTTCCTTGCTACCCATTGATGAACCAAAGAAGAACTGCAAAATTGTGGCAACAACTGTGCCTAACAAAAACCCTAAGATTGTATCTGCAAAGCGTTGGTTATCTGGAGGAATTGTTCCAAACGTAATGAAGCCAATATACCCTGCCGCAAAGATAGACCAAAACGTAGCAAAAATATAGATAAACCGCTTGGCAAATTTATCATCCTGACGTAACGCCTCAACTTGCATATTTCGTGCGTTTGCCGTATCACCATACGCCATTTGCAGTAGCTCACGCTCATGCTGTTGTGCTGCGGCTTTCCAATTAGCTACCGTTTCTGGTGATGGGTCTTGCGTCAAGTCAATGCCGAGCTTTTCCTCAACAAACTCTTTTCCCTTCTTGGTGACGGCATCAGCGACCATGCCTAGACCGTTTGAGGCAAGCGTAGCAAGTAGTGGTGCGAGAAGCGGCAATATCATATCAACTCCTATTTTTGCAAGACAAGTCCACGGGCTACAACTTCCATAATGGATCGAGCGTATTCAAGGTCTGGCTCACCAGCCCAGCCAACCGTAATTTGTCCGATAAAAGAATTTATATCGGGTGGTATTGATACCCTGCAAGTAAAGCGCACACCTTGATGGATGTACCATAAGCCAGCTTCAGACTGAGGGCGCAAGTAAGCACCGCAAGGGACTTCTCCACCCATCAGTTTAATAACGTCAGAATTGTTGTTGTGGTTGCCAGAAAACAAACCTACGTTTGTTCCTTCAAGCAACTTCTGTCTACCACCGTCTTTAGCGTATGCTCGAACCAGTACACGCTTGTTTAGGATAGGATCAACAGCAAAGATGCTAACGATTTCAGCTTTAGTTTCTCTGAACAACATAGAAGCTGCTATGTCGAATCTACTCTCATCTAACTTGGGTAATTCTTTGCTTTTAAGGTAAGCACCAACCATCACACCTTGGTGGGTGTACACGAAGTAGCCTATGAAACCAATCACGCCAAGCAGCAAGACCACAATCAACTTAAAAGGCGAGTCAATGTAAGTGAGTACGCCCATTAGCGTATCTTTGGTGTCCTTGTGTTCCATTACTCAGCGGCTGCTTCTTGCGCTTCTTCTTTAGGTGCTGCGGCTTGCATAGCTTGAATCAATTGGAAAACTTCGCCATAGGGACGAGTTGCCAAATAGTTAAGAATTGCGTTTGCAAGCTCAATGCTGATTGTCATGTTTTTCATTATGCTGCCCAAGGAAGGGGAATGGAAATTACAGGCGGATTTACTTGATTCTCAATCTGCTGCTCAATGTTTGCATTGATTGCTGCGACCTGCTCAGAGCCCATCATGTCCTGCACCCAACCAACCACTTGCGCTAGTGTGAGATCAGCGTAAGGAGTAAATGGTGACTTAGGAGTGTATGGATTAAGCGCCTGTGAGCCGTAGACTGTAGCGTACAGAGGTGTGCCAGACGTATCATCAACGCCATTTACACGCCATGCAACGGAGATGACTACGTCAGTTTCACCAAGTTCCTGTGGGTAGCAGGAGAGCTGTTCGATTTGCCATGTGATTGTGGTCATTTAATTTCCTTCTAAAGCGGTTAAACGGGTTGTGAGGTCTTGGATTAGGGCTTGTTGTTCTTGGATTGCTTTAACGAGCATAGGAATAAGCACGGTTGTCTTAACCGACTTGTAGTAGCCGCCTTCGCCATCTTCTTCGCCGTCTGATACAAGACCGGGGAATATCTGCTCAACTTCTTGAGCAATAAAACCAATCTGTTTAACGTCAGGATCACTTTTTAAGTTAAAGTTAACAACACGCAGTTGGTTAATACCTTCTAACTTTGAAGTAGCATCAACGATGTTTTCCTTCAAACGAACGTCAGAAATTGTTCCCCATGTACCTGTAGTGTTGTAGGCTTGTCCAACGTCATTAAACTGATAGCGTTGTGTGCCGTTTGCGGTAATACGCAAAAAGTCATTGCCACCAGCTTGACCACTAATATTAAAAGTTGTTGACGCGGATTTTAATTGTAAAAATGCGCTTGATGTAGAAACCAGCAAGTTGCCAGAGTCGTCAATTCTGGCTCGTTCGGTCGTTCCACCTGTATGGAAAGTTAAATATCCGCTAGTTGCTGTTCCTGCACTAATCTTAATGCCACCAATTAAAGTCGTGGCAGCGTAGTAATCAGCTAAAACCAATCCACCGTTGGCAGTCCATGTACCAGATTCATTAAACACGGCAAGCTGGTTATCGCCCGGACTGACTTGAAACTTGTAGGTTGGCACTACACCAATCCCTACGTTGCCGGAGGAGTCGATGCGCATACGTTCTGAGCCAGTTGGATTGGCTCCTGTATAAAACTCTATTCCACCTGCGTTATACGTTCCAAACCCATCTCTTACTACTACAGCACCGCCAGAATTTACATTCGCTCTTGTAGATAAAGCGGCAAATGACTCTGCCGTTGCTATAGTTTTCCCAATAAAATATCCAGTATTTGTGGAAATAGTACCATTTACATTTAATAAAGTGTATGGACTAGCAGTCCCAATCCCCACGTTGCCAGAGGGGTCGATACGCATACGTTCTTGGTTGTCGGGGGCAAACGTCAATGAACGAACGCCACTAGTCGTGCCAAGAATTACTGCGTCAGAAAAGTTGGAACGTAGGTATCCACCACGCCCGTTGGTTACATCGTCAACTACTGCAATTCGGGTATCTGCGCCAGCACTTACTACAGCTAATTTCCCGTAAGTTGCAGGCGAAGCAGTCCCAATCCCTACGTTCCCAGACGCATCTTTATAAATCTGCCCCGATCCAAGGTTCACAACACCTGTGCCGCCTGTGAGTGTGCCTGTGTAGGCGAGGTTGGTGAATGTACCCGCACCTGCCGATGCACCGCCGATAGTTACCCCATCAATCGTGCCGCCGTTAATGTCGGTAGTGGTCAAGACAGAGGAGGCTAACGTGACAACACCTGTGGAGTCAGCGATAGAACCTGCGGCTGTGCCGTCCTTAGCCTTTAGGTTTGTGACCTCTATGTTTGTGGTGTCTACCGTAGTGGCATTAACCGTTGTAATGTTTCCTGTTGTACTCGCAAGCGTAGTTAACGTGACTACGCCTGTAGAGTCAGCAATCGAACCTGCTGCTGTACCGTCTTTGGCTTTGAGGTTTGTAACCTCTATGTTTGTGGTATCTACAGTCGTAGCATTTAACTGAACCACGCCAGATACGTTATTAGAATCGTCAATGGTCACGCCTGAGTTTTGGATCAGCTTGCCTGTTGTGCCATCGTAGCGAGCGATTGCGTTATCCGTGGCGCTTGCTGGGCCGTCCACGTCACCCGAGGCTGCAATCTCAAAATCCGATCCGTTCCACACGCATGTGGCCGCTTGGCCCGCGCGGATCGCAACGCCAGTTGTAGCAGAACCTTTCAAAACCACGCTTGCATCTGCTTGGTTAATAACGATGTATGTTTTGCTCTGTGAAGGTGCGACAATATTGCGGGTCGTACCTGGCGTGCCGGTAGCAATTAAAATCGCCATGCGCGCTTGGTTGGCAACACCTGCAGTCGTGGTTAGCGTCACATTGCCCGCGGTCACATTCAGCGTCGAAGCACCCGCAATCGCAGAGTCCACAAGAGCTGTCAACTCATCGTTGACTACTGTGCCCCAGGTGTTTGCTTCCGTCCCAGGTACTGGTTGAGCAAGACCCAGTAAGGTGGTGTAATTGATCGCCATAATAATTTCCCTTTAAGCTGCTATCCGATTCCAGACCGTTGCCTGCGAATCATTAACCGTTGTCCAACTTGCACCCTGCCCATCATCCACATTTTGCCAGTTAGGGGTCTGATTGTCATTAATTACGCCCCAAACCAGAGCAGGATTCACTAATCCTTGTGCCTGTACGCCCACAACGAACACATTTGCGGCCGCCTCAACCTGTACCACTCCAACACTACCTACTGCAAAGAGTCCAGCAACAGGTGTTATTGAACTAGCCACAACCTGTACAGCACCTATTTCTCCAGTACCATCCACTCCTGTAACCAAGACATCTGAGTTGGCCGTACTCTGTACCACACCAACTTGACCCAGTGCAGTCACTCCCGTGACCACTACAGAAGCCGCCGCGGCTACTACAACCACACCAACTTGTCCCGTGCCCTGAACGCCGGTCAACAATACATTGGCTGTTCCGGTTACCAGAACACTCCCTACCGCGCCAGTTGCCTCAAGACCCGCTGCTGGAACATCCGCATTCGCTGTAACCGCAACCGTCCCAACTAAACCACTACCACTAACACCCGTAACGCTAAAATTCGCATCGCCGGTTACCGCAACTGTCCCAACTTGCCCCGTTGCTTCAACCCCTGTTGGCAGTATATTGGCAGATCCAGTTACCTGAACACTGCCTACCGACCCTGTAGCCGCAAGTCCTGTTACCGCAACATCAGCATTGGCTGCAACTACAACCGTCCCAACTAAACCACTACCACTAACCCCCGTAACGCTAACGTCCGCATTTGCAGTGACCGTGACTGCTCCCACCTCTCCCGTTGCCGAGACAGATGTGCTGCCTTCACCCCAGGCTGCAACTCCCCAGCCCTCGGATCCGAACCCGCCAAGCGCGATGCGTACATCAGCCACACCGTCTCCTGCTTAGGCGATTCTAATTATCGCGTCAGTCGCATCTGCCGTCGGGAAAATAATGGTAAACGTGCCGTTGGTCGAGGTCTTTGCACCACCAAAGTCCAACACACAAACCGTGGGGTTCGTGTAAGTGTGACCGGGTGTGGAGTTATAAATCAACGCGCCATATGCGGTGATTGTTGCACTCGTAAACGACAGATCCGCAAAGTCAGTAAACGCAGTCGTGCCACTCGAGGTAGGCGTGACGTTAGTCAACGTGCCACCACCCGCAGCATAAGAGCCTGAGTTTGCCACTTCGTTCGTTACAGTGTATGCCGTTGTTGCCGCAGTAAACGATGCACTGTTGTCATACAAAGCAAGCTTAAAAGTATCTCCGCCTGCAGTGCGGAAGTCGTGAACGCCTTCAAGAATCTGAACCTTGAAGCTTGTACACATGAAATTGCCTGTAAACGCCATATCAATCCCCTAAAAAATTCACTAAATCAGGCTGACCCGCCTTCTTCATCCTGTGTGCCAGAGTTGCACGGTCCTGGACTACCGCTTCTCGCAAATACATTACCGCTAACTGCTTGACCGACTCTCGAAAGGCAATCGCCTGATCCCTGATAACAGGATGAGAATTATTCCCAACCTGAATAATCTTGTTTACAAAGAGTTCCGCTAACTCCTCAGGCGTGTGACCACGCTCCGAAGTCGTTGCAACAGAAACCTTGTTTAACAACACAGGTGTTTGACCAAGGTTCATGGACCGGGGCTCTCCGATTTAAGTTGAATGCGCGTCATGCCATCACGGTACTCATCGCGACGTCTACGTCCCTGTTGTTCAATGCCCAGACCCTGAACCGCTTGCTTGTAGCTGTTTTCAAAGTACTGCAACATCTCCAACGGTCCCTTAGTATAACTGTAAGCCTGAATCAAGCATGCATATAAAAGCGCTTCAGGCGCATTTGTACTGATCCATGTTGTAGGCGTAGCAGGAGACAACTGTGCGGGGCGGTAAATGTAGCCAAGTTCCGCCGCAAAGTTTGCATTGGGTGTAGGCGCCACGTAAAACGTGTTCTGATCCCAGACAGAGTAATACTTGGGTACCCCTGTTGTCGCACCGTTTGACCAATATTCCTTCATGAAGGACGTATCACGGAAATCCAAGAAGATTTGGTTGGTGCCGGAAGTAATCATTAGGTAACGATGCGTCAAAATGTCACTAGGCGCCGTCAAAAACTTGTTGCCAGAGGTCATGTTACCCGCAACTTCAAGCTTAAAAACATCCAGATCAATATCACGCAAAATACGGTTCTCGGCCATCGTAATAAACGTGTTGATGACCGCATTTGAGAAGACGTTTGCGTCTACCTCAGTGTAGTTTCGGATATTGGTCACTAATTCATCGTAGGTCATGTTGTCACCACCGTAACTTTGCCAATTTTTCCTACCCCGACTACGTCTTGTGTAGGGGGATAGGGCTGCATGTTCGTGCCACCATTGGCGCTACCTAAACTCTGAAACGCTGAAAAGCCTGGAGATCCGACAAACACGGACACCGGTTCAATGCGATCAGGACGTGGGTTGCGCAAGGCAATGGCATCGCCTCGGTATTTTAACGGCTCAAGCTGTGGTTCCTTAGGCTCATAGTCCTCAGGGCAAACCATAAAGCCACGCCAATTCTTTCGCAACACATTGTACGAGTACCGCTGACCGCAGTAATCACAAAGGCCATAGGAGAATTTACCTGTTGCGAAGGCCACGTTAGACCCCTAAATCAGGCACAAAGTGTACGCTTGCTGTGTCACGATCCGCTAGGGCGGCGCGTTGGAAGTCTTCTTCGTAGATTTGCTTGAGTACGCCCATGCGCTCAGGCGCGTACTTGAGGGACAGCATGTACGCCAGTCCGCTTGCCAAGCAGGGCAGGAATCGATAGTTCACATCCGCCGTGTTGGTGTAGTCTCCAGCATCTTCAATCCTACGGATGCGGTAGTAGACGAATTCATACACACCATCAGAGGCTGGATACAGATAAACCAGTGTGGGATTTGCGCGCTGAACGTAGTATTGCGCAGGACGTGCCTGCGTGGTCTTGTCCGGCACGTTCAAATACTCTTCGCGGCTGATTCGGTCAATCGTAATATCGGTTGACGGACCCTGATTGGACTGGCGAATGACCGCGGACAAGACGTTTATAGTATCAGAGGCTAGCGTCAGCTCTCTAGACCCCGCAACCAAAGGAAAAGTCGCTTCCTCAATCGTCCAGAGGTTTAAACCCCGACTTGCCCAGTCTAAAAACAGCAGATTCAAGGAACGACGAGCACTAGTAAGCTGATAACCATTGGTCATCCTCATCCCGCATCTCTCGAAACTTTCTTCTACCAAATCATCAATCTGTAGATTAAAGTCAGTCGTTCCTGAAGTTGCCATTATTTAACCATCCCGCCTTTTTTGAGCTTCTTGCCCATGGCCATGCGCTTGTGTTGATTAACAGCTCCGCCTTCTTTCATCATTACTGGACCAGTAGTCTGTGACTTCATGTCCAACATGCGATTGCGAGGACCCATACCAACTGCTCCGCCGCCTTTAGTAGCAGCACCCATTCCACGTCCGGCCATGATTATTTCCTTGTAAAGTATTGATTATGTAACTTTGCGAAAGGGTTTAACCTTCTTACTAATGCTTTTCGGTTGTGCCACAAACTGTTTTCCTGCTGCCTTGCCCTTTCGTTTTGCACGTGTAGTAGCGGCATACTCGGCGGGGCTCAAGGCTTTAATTGCCGCCTTGGGAAGGTAACGCTCACCCGTTTCGGACGATTTTTTGCCAGACTTGGTTGTCCATTTCTGGTCCCCCCAAGACTTCAATGATTTTTGCGGGGCTTTCAATCTCGATAACCTCCGCCTTTTTCCTTATATCGCTTGGCCAATAATTGTGCCTTGCGCGCGCTCCACTCACCCGCACTCGTGCCTTGTACTGCGGAAGCTTTAATGCTGTTAAACAGCTTCTTGCGCATTCCAGGCTTGGTGTAGTTGCCCGACTCGTTGACCTTGGACTTGGCTTCGCCGCCTTTTGCGTACGTTGAAACCTTCTTATCCTCTGAGCGAGACTCTGCCTTACCTTTTGGCATTTTGGAAACTAAAATCACACCCATTCCGCGACAAGTTTTCATGGCAATCCACTTTAAATACAGCCCTGTCAGAATAACTTACAGGGCTGTTTTTGTCATTACTTTTTGCTTTTAACGCCACCTGCCGCAGCACCTTTTTTCATCATGCCGCCGCTTGCCATCATCTTGGATTTTGCCATACCGCCTTTGGCCATTTTACCCACGCCGTCGGCCGCAAATGCAGGAACTTTTTTGCCGTTCTTTTCAACCATTTTCATGGCGCCCGTTGCGGATTCCTTTTTCTTGACAGCACCGCCTGCAGCGTAGCCTTTTTTCATCATGCCGCCAGCGGCCATCATTTTTGACTTCATCATTTTTACTACTCCTTGTACAAATTGTTGAATGTTTGCGTAGGATCCATGTACGAATCATCCTGCTCGGCACAATGAATCCACTGATTAGGTCTAAAGTCTGGCGCACCTTTGCCAGTTACCCAGTATGCAGGGCTTGTGACCCTTACCCGATTATTGGGCAATGCAACCACATTACCCGTCCACTTCCCTGCATCCGTCAAAATCAACACATGACTTTGTTTATGCTGTGAGGGGTCTTCCGACACTTCGCTCTCTGCATAATCTACCGTAAACAGGTATCTGCCTGTGAAGAACTCGTTATTTATCTTGCATAACCAAGGCGAAGGCTTTGCTCGCTCAAGGCTAATAATCGAGTGATTGTATGAATTACAGTCCCAAGGCTGAGACAAGTGGTTAAGCATGCGGTCTGGCCAGTTTTCAAGTGGAATGTCACCCACTAGCGCTGCCAAGGGCATTCTTGCCCACATCGCTCCGCCATGCACGTTCTCTTGGCTGCCGTCATCCGCTTCGCAACCAGTGAAAATGACCTGAAAGCTTAGACTGCGGTCAGGAATGGTTGTAACGGCCACCGCCAACGCATGAATAAACTCACCCTGATATTTTTGATGCCCATTGGTAAATTCTTTTCTTACCCAGCACTTAAAATACGGGATGTTACTGGTCAAATACATGTCAACACTTCCAACGCTTAAGAGCGGCTGCCTTACGAGTAGGACGACCCTTTTCATCCTTCATCGGACCTTCCATACTTCCCATGCGAGAGCAAAAGCTTTTCTTGCGCCCCGCATCTGCTTTCGTTTTTGGATTTGGTGCCGGAGCCTTAAGATTAGACCCCGTAGCCCGATTGTAGACTGCCCGACCTTTGGCTGTTAAACCCGCCCCCTTGGATACAGGCAACTTCTCCCCGCGTCCAACAGACAGAGAGGGGGTTTTCTTAGCCATTACGCAGCAGCGCCGCCAACAAACAGTAGCGTCACACTGGTAATTTCAGCGCTGCTCAACGTGATGTGAATGCCATCAGGAAACAGGATTCCATTGTCTGGAATAATCATGTCCTGAGATCCTGCCGCAGCAGGAGAAGTCATTGTCATCAGCGTTGTGCCCGATGCGCCGCCGCTTTTCAGCGTAATGGTGGCAGGGGTAACCGTGTGGGTAAAATACATTCCAGCAAGACGTGAACGACCATTAACCGCTTGGCCAGTTGCAGTCTTGCTGACCGCCGAGATATCGCTTGCAAAGCTCATAAGTAGCTCCTACTGTTCTTGCGTTTCTTCTGGCGCTTCTAAGCGGTTGATAAGCATTTGATAGGCTGCAACTGTTGCTTTTGATTGAAGGAGGAAGACTTCAGCCTTCCCCGCCTCTTTCTGCAACTCAGCAATCTCTGCTTCCAGAAATTCCTTGGTAATCTGCATTATGTATTCGTTGTAGTCAACATAATGTAGTAAGCAGTGCCAGCACTGTCCACAATCTTCAATGAGTTTGTAGCAGCGCCCTGCGTGTTTGCCGTTACCATCGCAGAAGGAACATTAAACAAGTTAGCAACCGTACCCGATCCACTGTTCGTAAAACGAATGAACGATGCGTTAGTCCAAGTGCCGCCAGACGCAAAATCAGAGTCAGCTTGAATAGCTGCGATTGTGCCGCCGGGGTTTGTAGAGGTGCCGCCCAATGTAGCGCGAAGCGCGTTACCAGCACCAGAAATGGTGCCTGAGCCATTAATTGACAAGCTAACGTGAGCGCCGTTAATTGTGCCGCCTGTTGCACCATTGGCGCCAGTCACTCGGGTCAAGGCACGGATTGTTTCACCGGAGCCTGTCGAAGTAAACGTCAAACGGGAGTAACTTAAACGTGTGTCGCCGGTTGTAGCCGAAGATGTTGCAAACGCGGAGTTAATGTTTTGCGCTGTAGTTACAACGATAGGATCAGTATCTGTGCCAGAAACAAAACCGTTAAGCGATTTGACTGGGCCTGAAAACGTGGTAATAGCCATGATAATTCCTTGTATATGCAGTACTTCGCTCTACTGTCTCTGCATCGTCCGCTGGGGCGGTCAGTAAAGCTGGAGGTTCCCAGATACCGTATTTATACATCTTTTAAGTGGTACGAGCAAGAAGTTTATTAGAACGATTTTCTAAGAATGTTTTTCTACCTTCTTCTGTCGCCCATGCCTCCTTCATCTGTTTACGTTTAGACTCAGCTCGCGCGTCTGCGCCGCAGGAAGGGCAACCACGCCCCTTACGGAACTGTGCAGCGTACTGAGAAAATAATCCGTGGGTTGGGCACAGGCATTTTTCAATCCTATTTAATGCGCCGGTATATTCAGCATTTGTAAAGTCATACTTGTCCTGCACCCCCTGTGGAAACTTGGCAAGCACCGCATCGAACGGCTTAACTTCTTGAGGATGCGCCATAGCTACACGTCGCATATTCTCCTGCGCTCTGCGTAGTCCTTCTTCAGTAAACTGTCTAGGCGCCTTCGTAACACCTCTCTGAGTGTCGCCAATTTTTTTGCGGGTTTCTTCATCCCTAGTTTTCCCTAGCCAAGCACGCGAGGGATTGGCTAACTTTGCCTTTCGTATGCGCTCCTTTGTTTCTTCTGAGTGGGTTTTACCTGTGCGTGGATCATCTTGGATTAACCGAGCGTCCCGTATAAGTTGTTTTGTTTCGTCTGAATGGTTTTTTCCATACATTGGGGTTTGTTCTTTGGGAAGACCTCTCATAGGGCTGTCTGAATACCTACTTGTGTTGTAGCACTGTTCTTTACCTACCCACTCAGACAGCCATACATCTTCTGCTGCGCGCAATAAAGAAGCGTCGACAATCTCCTCAATTACGTGAAATACAAATGATTCCTCTCCGTACTTATTCCAAGCGGCCTGCAAATGTTTTGAGTGATGCTTATTACCCCGTAACCTATTGCGATGTACCCTAAATCTTTCGTAATGATTGTTTGTGCTACCAACATAAAATTTATTGTTGATGAGATTGATGATTTTGTAAATAACAGGGTTTTTCATTTATATCTCCGGTATAAAATTAGGTAGAGATATAGTACCACACTACAAATATTTGTATGCCAACAAATAAAAACCCCCGCTTTTGGCGGGGGTTAAATCACTTAAGTGCTTGATTTATTAAGGAGTTCCGGGTGAACCGAAAATTCCTCTGGCGTCGCTAAAACCAAACGAGTACCGTTCGCGCGCCTTATAGCGTACGTTACCGGTATCGAAATCGCCCTCAAAACCTGTCTTCATGCTGACACGTTCAAACATCTTCATACCGTTAGGAGCATCGGTGAGGATGAAGTATGCATCAGGATCAGTTAGGTAGTGGTTTACAGAGTAACCCTGTGGAACCATACCCATGTTCTTGATGGCATTGATGTCGTTGTCAGCAGTACCGACACGAAGTGTAGACTTCAAAATACGGTCGGCGGTAAACTGAAGTTCTTTTGGAACAATCAGTTTCAAACCTTGAACCGCAATTTTCAAGCCACGCTCATCGGTGAAAGCGGCGATGTCGATCAAAGACTGTTCCAAAGATGTCTCGGACAAGTCAGCAGGTGTAGCCAATTCGTTCTTCAGATCAGGTCCACCAAGGGTGGGGTGATCCAAAGCACAAAGAGGCTTGCCGTCACCACCGATGGAGGTAGTGAAAGCACCATTCAGAATGGCAGCTGCTTTGATCTGCTTAGTAGTAGCCATAGAACGAGCAAGAGCCTTTGTGTAACGCGCAGCAAGGCGGTCATACAAATTATCTTCCACAGCTTCTTCTGTCAAAGAGAAAGCCAGTGCAATCGTTTCGTGGGTGTAACGCGCTGTGTAAACTTCTTGTGCGTTGTCGTAAGCGACGCCTGCACCTTCGTTTTTCACAGGAGCTTCACCAAAGCCCGAGAGCATGACTTCTTCTTCAAAAGCACGATCAGATGACTCGAGGTCATAAATCTCTTTGTGCTCTTGATCGTAGTTCTTGTACTCAAGACCGAAAAGTGCATTCAGACCTGGCTCAAGTTCCTTTACTAGTTGTGCGCGTGAAATTGCCATGATTAGACTCCTTGTCCGGCAACACCAACGCTGCCATAGAGATGTTCGTTAATCTTAACCACAACAACAGCGTTCGCACCGAACTCATTGCCTGGGACGTTGTACAAACCAACAATCTTAAGGTTCAAAGCAGCAGTCTTAGCGGGAGTTCCTGCCAATTCCATGCCTGAAACACCGGTTGTTGAATTGCCTGTGCCAACAGACACGTCAGCGTTAAAGCCAACATGATCTTGGGTCACGCTTGAAGCAGCCTGAATGATGAACAATTGACTTGGATCGTCAATGACGTCAGCTTGGATTGTGCCAATGGTGACATTGACGCTACCTGGGTAATAGTTTTTCCAAGTTGGCTTGTTTGTGGTTGGATCGTTGTAGAAACAACCATTAAACACGCCAACTGCTGCTGTGTGTGTTGCAGGATCAAATTGAACCAAGTAACCATCATAAACAGTTACTAAGTCACCTTGGTAAATTGCGCCAGCTTGGTTATCTTCAATTGCGTAACCATACTGCTTCTGTCCACCAGTAGCAGAAAGGTTACCAAGAGCTTTTAGACCAAAAGGCTTATCGACGTTTGCCATTTTGTAAGTCCTTAATAAGATTATTCGTCAGCCGAAGGGCTTCCGAAGGATGTACGTGACTGTCGCTCTGGACGGTTGATTTTCATAGACGAGTGTGCATTCGTCTTCAACAGTTCATTGTCAACAGACTTTAACTGGTCGTGTGTTCTCGCTGCGTAATATGCTTGACGCTCTTGTGCAGTTTCTTCAGGAATTCGTGCAAGCAACAGTCCGCCAACGCTTAAAACGCCAGCATGTTTGCCATCATCCGCAGAGGTTGATTGGAAGTCTGGATTTTCGTCAGCGCGAACCAACTCATATCCTTCACGAAGTTTAGAGGACACGTTAATTCGGTCATCTGCTCCGTTAACTTCTGCTCTAATCCACCGATGTCTGAACCCTTCAGGTGCAGGAGGTGCATCTAGTCGTGATGGAGGGGCCCATGGTTTACGGCGCGCATCTTTCTCACGTGTTTCCATCGTGCGAGCGGTGCGATTCAATTTTGGCACGTTAATTTCACTCATGGCTTAATCCTTTACGTACTTAGCATATTCCTCAAGCGGAACATTAAGTTTTTTAGCAATCGCAACCTGACTTGGCGTTAACCTAACAGTGCGGCGTGCGGAATTATTAACACCAGAAGATCTGGTAGCAGGCGCAACCGTTTGCACGGGCCGGTTGGCTCTGTTATTTTGCGTAGTATACCCTTGATTTCCTCCAGAAAACTTCTGTGGGAAAGATTCACGCATACGACGATCTAACTCATCATAATACCCATCTGACGTTGGGTCAAATCTTTCTGCTTGTACAAGCTGAATATGTATCCCTCTTGCAGCAGCCGTCATGGCCACGTCTCGTCCAAACCACTCATTGCGCTCTGCCCAATCCTCTGCTTTTGGATCAGGTTGTGGCGCTCTGGGAGCTTGGGCAGCTTGTTGTTGGTAAGCCGCCTGTTGTTGCTGTTGAGCCGCTAACTGCTGTTGTCTGGATGACTCATTTTCCGCAATCCGGCGCTGATCATAGGTAATGTTGGTCAGACGCTCTTGAGCCTCGGTTTCCGTATCAATATCACCCTCTTCGCGCGCCTTACGGATGATCTGGCGAAGCGTGGAGGCTTCCGTATCAATCCGGCTGCGAGTCTGAATTAGCCTTTCGGCGTCCGTGCGTTGGAACTGCTGCTCCAACTGTTGGGCACGTTGTTGGACGCTTCGTGCGTAGGTGATTGCAGCCTCCTCACGGCGCTGCGTCTCACGCAGGCGCGCAGTAAGCTTGTCAATGCGCTTTTTAACCTTTTCACTGTAGTCCTCCAGTTCGCCACCCTCTTGTTGGCCACCTTCAACCGATACAGTAGGCGCCTGCTCTTGCTCCTGAACAACAGCATCACTGCCGTCCTCATTGAGCTCAACCGTAGCGGAGTTTTCGTCTTCACCCACGTTGTATTCCAGTTCTTGATTCATAATATGTGTTCCTTACATGTGCAAAACATCAGATGGATCATTGATGATTCCAATGATTTCATCATCGTTCAAGATACGAATCTCACCACCATCAATCGAGATCCTAGAACCTGCATAACGCCCAAAGATAATCCAATCCCCTTCCGTGCACCACGGGCCGTTAGGAAATTTGCTTTCATCGCTGTACGCCAAATCGCCCATGCGAAGCACATATCCAATGGTTGTGGACAGTTGCGAACGCTTCTGGGTTTCTTCGGCCAAGACGATTCCGCCTTTGGACTTTTCCGCACCTCGATAAGGCAAAATAGCAATGCGCCAGCCAGTAGGACGGGGGATTCTGTCTACGACGGCTTGCGAAAGCTTAGAGGCATCAAATGCCCCGTCTTCCGAATAAGCGTCATCGAGACTCGGCCCACGGGCCTCGGCTTCTTCTTGCCATTTGCGCTCAAGCGCGGTGAGGTTTTTTTCAGGTTCCATAGAGTGCTCCATCAGGGTTAAAAATCATTTTGGCGACTCCGTTTAACAAGCTCTTTAACGGACATCTCCACCATTTTTAATCCTTCTAAGCGACCCATCATGAAACGATAACGCTCCATATCCGCAATCGTGCCGTTGAGCACAATCGCCTCTGAGTCCTGCTGCAATTTCCTGATTTCTTTCAGGATTGCCTCTGCAAATTCAAGCATGGTCTATTCCATGTAAGGCAGACAGTAACGAGCCACCATCTGAAGGCTTAAAAATTTAGTACATGCGTGTTGGGCGCTTTCTCATCACTTTGCCCTGACCGCGGGATGTGACCATTCCACCCGTTTTCATTTTTACAGGCTTATCATCCTCTGGGTACTGCACCTCAGAGGCGGCCATGTCTTCATAGTCGCGTACTTCTTTCGGCACGGACTCCATATCTTTTTTCGCCTGCTTTGCATCATCTCGAGCAGCTTTGCTCATGGTAGGCGCAATCCGACTAAGCACGTCACGCTCTTCACGCTGTGCGCGCTGAAGCTTTTGGCGTGACTGCTCCATCTTTTCTTTCTCAGCGGCGGTGGGTTTACGCATTGCTTTTGCATTGGGTGACATGTCTAACTCCTAGTAAATTTTAACAGGCGTATTGCCATCGCGTTTCTTAACTGTTGCGACAGGACCCATACGTCCTTTGACTGCGCCACCAGTTTTCATTTTCTTTGTCTTGGCAATCTTATCAGATTTGCTTGAAGAAGTTAATTTTTTAAGAGGCATTTCTTCGCTCCATACCTTGTTGCAGGATTTGAGCGCGTTCGCGCGCCACCTGTGCCCGTTGATCAGCAATATTCTGCTGAGTCTGCACCCGCATTTGTGTTTGTTGCTGCGACTGTGCCAACTTCTCACGGTCCACGGCAATCTGCTCTTGGTCAATCTTTAGATCCGCTTGATCCTTGGCTGCATTTTGCTCAAGCTCTTTCTCTTTAAGCGCAATAACAGGATCAGGCTGTCCGCCGCCACCTGCCAACTGATTCTGCATATCCCGAACCTGCTGCATGTACTGTGCGCACTTCAATGCAATCATGCCTTCGCGCTGAATAGCAGAAACCATCTTGTCAGGGTCGCTGCCGTACTGCATAAAGAGCTCGGCTTCCGTATCCTCTTCGGCCTTAATGCGCACATGCTCGAAAATGTGCTTTTGCAAAGTAGCTGCCGCCACGGGAATGGAACCCAAGATCGGGGACATGCCCATAATCAAGTGCGCCGTGATGTGCGCATCATGCTGTTGACCCGCAAAGGCCTTTAATTGCATGCCGTCCAAGACGTCTGCATTCTCTGTGGCAGGATCCTTGGGCATTTGTGTGTTCTGCGGGCGCAAAATACCGTCAATATCCCGTACATTGAGCGCTGCATACACGCGGTAATACGCCTCGTACATGTTATGCATCTGAGGTGCTGTTTGCGCCAACTGCAATTGCGTCTGGGCAAGCGTAATACGCTGCGCGCCTGAGAAAATGTTGGGGTCTGCCACCGGCAACACCGCAACCATGGTGTCAAAATCACGTTTTTTGATGCTCCGTGATGCGCCAGGAACGTCATACGGGTACTCATCAGGCAAATACTCGCCAAAACCACGGGCAAGCATCTCAAATTCCATCTTCTGCGCATAATGCATGCGCTTGTGGATGGCCGACATGATCATTGAGCCGCGTTCCAAGAGCGCTATCGTGGTTCCTACCGGCGCATTCTGGTTTGCATCGCCCACTTGCATGTCCGCAACACTTGCCAGACGCTTGCCCGCTTCAACCGTGAAGCCTAAAAGCTGAAATAGTGTCTGCGAAGGCTCTTTGTACGGCAGAGGCAGGAGGGACTGGCTCAGTTCTGCGCCACCGGCGTCAATATCTCGCCATTCGCCGGGCTGAATCGGCTGATCATCGTCCGCGATCCGCGCGCCTTTAGCTTTAAAGCCAGCAGGAAGGTTCGAGAGCGTGCCCGCATCCAGCAATTGACGCAGTGCAGCAGTTGCCGTCTTGGATAAGCCACCAATCAGGTGAACAAAACCCAAGCCATAAGCACCCAATCCTTGGACAAGCGTGTAATGCACGAAGTATTCACGTCTTGCGCGCTTCTCATCTTCTTCCGCCCAGTTACGACGGATTCCGAGTACCGCGCCACTGCCCTCGTCTACCGTAACAACATACGGCAACTTGATGCCCGTGGGCTCACCGTCCTCGTACATGTCCTCAAAACCAGGAATATCTAGGTTAACTTGGAATTCCAAGAGGAAAATCTCCTCCGGCTCCCCTGTTTCCACCACACCCGTCTGCTTGTCTATCGAATAACGGATCTGACTCGCATCGGCAGGACTCAACGTGTCCTGAATGTTGGTGTCCAAATACTCTCCGGCCACCACGCGCTTGCGAAACTCGTTGGTGTCCATCGCAATACGGTGCGTGATCCGCGGGCATTCGCTCATGACACTCGATCCCCAATACGGGATGTACACGTCATCGGCCAAACAGAGCTTGCTGACCATGCGGTCTAGCTGCGCATCAAAGTAAACCTTCTTAAATGCCGAGCCACCGTAGCCGCAGTAAAACAGCAACTGGTCAAACTCAGGGGTGTACTCCTTCATGACCGTCGTGATCTGGTAGTTCATGAAGTCCTGAACACGCGCCGCCTGTTGCGCCTTGTCCAAAGTCTCTTTGCCCACGATCTGTGTGCGAACAGGACCGCTCGCTGGCATCAGCTCCTTCATCGCCTGCGACTGGAACTGCACAATCGCCTCGGTCAACATTGGATGGACCGCGCCCGACGCACCACGAAACGGCTTGGTGCGCTCTTCAATCTTTAAGCCCAAGAGCTCTAAGCCCTTGGAGTACATCTGTTCCCAATCCCCGCGGCCAGACTTGTCCGCCTCGAACATGGCCATCAGTTCAATGGAGATGTGAGCAAGCTCGCCCTCATCCACGACTTCAGCTAAGTTGCCGTAAAACTCAACGTCTTGGTCTTCGCCGATCTCAATCACGGCGCTGCCATCATCCTCAAGGATGATCTCAATATCAGGTAGTTGTGAGCTATCCGATTGATCGATCTCTACCGTCAAAGGTGCCGGGTTGACGCTCTTGTCTATGGGCATGTCTAAGTACCTTGTTTGTTAATCGCCGCTGTCGCCTGCGTACCAGCTGTTGTCAGGCTCATAGTTTTCAGGATAAAAAATACCCTTGTCCATCTGTTCAGAAAGAAATCTTGCCTGTTCCATCTGGGGACCGGAAATATCTGCACGACTACCCTCGCCAATCAGCCTCTGCGCATTTTTTAAATTAAAGTAATATTGCGAGCCATACGGCGTACCAAACTGATCGCGGTACATGTCCAGTGTAAGCTCTTTTGGTTTTGGCGGTTCTTCTACAACTGGTGCAACAGCAGCTGCCTTTTCATCCGCCAAGCGCTTTTCCTCTGCCAGACGCAAATCCCTGACCCGCGCATTTTCAAGCGAGATAAGATTTAACTGCTCCTGACGTTGACGTTCCGCAAGTTGGAGATCCGAAATACGTTTGGCCTCCGCGTCTCGTGCAGCCTTTTCTTGCGCTTCACGCGCCTTGAGCGCTTCCAGTTCCTTTGCTGCCTCAGTGCGACGCACCTCCTCAGGGGTTGGACCTAGAGGGTTCGTGACGGGAGTAAAGCCAGTATCAACTGGCGCTGCTGGAGGTGGAGGCTCAACAGGCATTATCGTAGAAATATCATCTGCACCATACCCAGGAGGAAGAATCTCCGGTTGCGTTTGGTCAACAGGCGCAGGAATTGTCACCCCCGGCATGGTAGGCATATAGTCAGGAGTCGGCACGTTAGGTGGGGGCGTGGCCACACCTGGCATCGGCACGTTCACCGTTGCAGCCGCCGTGGGCACGCGCCTGTTGTACACCTGCGCCGCTTCCATGTTCGCCGTGGAATAGGGCTGCGGCGCCGCTTGAGCCGTGGGCGCCTTCCAGTCATATACGTCCGTGCCCATGGATCCATATGCCGGTCCTTGGATCACGGACATCGGCACGTTCTGCGTCATCGGCGCAAACGGATTGGTAAATTCCCTCTCCGTAAAACTAAAATTTGGGTTTGAAAGCTCCCTCAAACTAGGAAGCGCCGATACCGTGCCGCCCTCGGCGTACGCACGGGGCTGCTCAGAGGCCTGCATCATGGAGCGTTGAAGTGCCTCCATCATCATCCTAGATTCACTGTTCATGGTTCACGGACCCGCAAAAATTAGATACGAC